CATAGTTTGACTCGTAGTGGTCACGCCAGTCTTCACACTTAGTAATTACCCAGTCTTCAATAGATTCTTCTATCAACAAAGGGTCCTGCTCAAATATTTCACTCATGTTAGTATCCTGCTACTACGTCTAAAATTTCATGGTTGTCTATTTCGTAGTCATAGTCGTACGCTACGTTTGCCAGTTGATCTATGTAAGCTAAAGCGTCAACCAAGTCGTCGTGAGTTAGTGGGTCCGGGAACTGAAATAGCTGGTCCAAGAACCTAGAGTTCCACTCGCCTCTGTTGAGTGTCACAAAGCCATTCTCAAACCTGCCCTGTAACGCCCACATCACCCTGTCAGTCTTCTTCTTGTTACCGTGGGTCAACTCTTCAACCCTGAAGAACGTCCCGTAGCGCCTCTGTAAGTCCGTTAGAGGAGACATTACTGCTTGCTTTGCTATGCCTCTTTCGATACCAACACTAACGGGCCTGTAGTCTCTAACAGCCTGAAATATTTTGGCTGCTGTCTCGTCAAGGCTCCATCTCCCGTAAATAATATTGTCAACGTACCAACCATTAGGATTAACCTTGACCACGGCAATTGCTGTTTCGTCCAGTTTAGCATTTTTAGTACGCTTCTTGTTGACTTCTTCAAAACCTGCCAAGTCAACTGCAATGTAGTAGTCTCCTTCGTCAATACCTTCGTCGTCAAACTTTACCCAGTCCTCTTTAAACATTTCTGACCCACGAGCTTCAAATGACGCCATAAACTCCTGACGAAACGCATAGCTTGACATAGACTTCTTAGCAATGTCGATTTCTTCCGGGTCAAGCAACGGGTTGTCATAAGAAGTAAAGTGCCATGCTTTGTAAGTCTCGTCGTCACCTAAGTCTGCGTACTTGTACAACTCGTAGAAATGGTTGCGACCCATAGGCGTACCTATGAACATAGCGCAGCCCTTTTGGTCAGCCAGTGCAGGTCTAAGGATCTGCTCAAATACGTCAGGCTTCATGTCTGCGTACTCGTCCAACACTAGGAACTTCAGTGACACACCACGCATAGTCTCTGGTCTGTCGGCACCTTTGAGGCTAATGGTGGCACCGTTGACCAGCTTGATCTGCAGGTTGTTAATGTGGCTGCCTGAGATTACAGGGTGACCCAGTTCCAACAGAGTCTGCCACATGATGTCTCTAGCCTGACCCTGTGTTGGAGCTACGTAGAACACCTGTCCACGCTCAGTCTGCAAAGCATTAACAATTAGCAGCCAAGCAGCAAGCCTTGACTTACCCGTACGTCTACCTGCTGCTACTATCTTAAATCTAGCATCGTCAGCCCACACTTCCTGCTGCCAAGGCAGTAACTGGATGTCAAGATCCATTAAAGTTGTTAAACACTGTTGGTGCTGGGAGTAGATCAAAAGTCACTACTACTTCGACATTACCTGAGCCACTTGTGGACGCTTTGATGATGTCACCGGGCTGTAGTACAAACACTGCTTGACCGTCGATCATTAAGTTTTCTTTGGAACTTATGTTAGTACCGTTGTAGATATAGACATCAGGAGTTGGACTAGGTTTGTCCACGAATAAAGTAATGGAGTTAGTAGAGTTGTGCAAGTTAGCAACAAAGACTAAGTTCCAGTGAGCTACGTGACCATCAGGGACAGTAACAATGGTTTGTGTACTGGTGTCAGTCAGATTTTTATTCTTGGTGTAAAGCATTAGTAGAGCCACATAACTGGAGTTGTGCCTCGTGTGTCCACATGGACAAAGGTCTTAGCAATGCCTATGCCCGTGAAGCCAAGAGCAAGTGCCTTTTGAACAATGATGAAGCGATGACCGCCGAAGCTGACTTGGATGTCTGCAGCAATGCCCTGAGCATGGGTCCCCGGAACTTCCTTGTTAGCCTCTATAGGATGTTCAATGGGGTGTCTATAACCGCTTGTTATGACAAACGGGAACCCACACTCACCACGTAAACGATCAAGCTTCTGTAGGAACTCTGGTTCCATCTTGTTGTCACCAGTGACTCTGCAGTTGAACTCTTCCAGTGTAAAAAACTCAAGACTCATCAACTACTTCTCCTTCGATTACGTCACTGTCGTTTACGTCTACAGTACCAACACCTGTTATGTTGATCTGTATGGCGTTTCTACCACCGTCCTTCACTACTTCCTTCTCAAATGCACCTACTGGTAACATACGGTCCATAATTAGCTTCCAAGCAGAAGCCTGATTCTTATGGTCGTTGTCAAGTGCAGCATCAAAAATAGTCTCAAGGACTTTCTTTGACTTCGGTGAAGCCAACATACGAGCTTTGTACTCGTTGATTATAGCAGCGTCACCCTTTGGTCTGCCTACTTTACCCTTGTTACCGGGTTTTACAGCAGCTACTTCTGACTTCCGGGGTCTGCCACGACCTCTCTTTTTAATTTCAGTGGTCATAACACAAATTGTCCCTAATTACAACTATAGTATAACATAAGTATTCACATAAGTCAAGCTATTTTTACCTTTGGGCGGCACGAGTAACAACTACGTGTTGAATCAAGTAGTTACAGTCGTTAAAACACGGTGTAATATTCCTAATTTTCACCTATTTTGTGCTTGAGTGGCAACTACAATTATTAACACAAGACAAACCCGGCCCCCGGTCCAACATTGGCATGACTTTTGCATAACCTAAAGCTGGCATGAGTCTTGCATGGGCGCAGAGTTGGCACGGGTTTTGCTAGTGTTGCAACATCTGTGCCAGGTCCAGAGTTGGCATGGGTTTTGCATGAGTTGCAACTTGTGTGCCATGTCTAAAGTTGGCACGAGTCTTGCATGGGCTGCAACTTGTGTGCCACTTTAGTTGTTGGCATGGTTGTTGCATGTTGAAAACTGGGGTTGACAAGTGTGAGGGCTTATGTTGGACCCTCAGAGCGCCTAGCACGACACGAGGCACAGCACAAGGTACATCATGAGTTTATATAGTGGTCCATCACTGTAACAAATAGTTATGCTTTGGGGTTGCAATGGTCGGTCAGTCTGCTAGAGTTAGCACATCGATTAACTACACAGGACACCACAAGATGACAATCAAGCTATCAAAAGCTGGCAAGATGCCTTGCAGATCATGGTCACTTCAAGCACTCACTACTTGTGCCGGTAGCATTGGCGACAATGGTAAACTCGTGCCAGCATGTGAAGGATGCTACGCCACGCAAGGCAATTATCGTTTCCCTAACGTCAAAGCACCACGGGAACACAATCAGCAAGACTGGAAGCGTGATGCGTGGGTTGCTGACATGGTGGCAGAGCTGGATAACGACAGATACTTCCGGTGGTTTGACTCTGGCGACGTCTACAGTGTAAAACTTGCGCGTAAGATCCTCGAGGTTATGAAGGCTACGCCATGGGTCAAGCACTGGTTACCCACAAGAATGCACAAGTTTTCAAAGTTTCACAATGTCTTTGCAGAGATGGAAGCATTGCCGAATGTAGTAGTCAGGTATTCGTCGGACAGTGTGACGGGTGAGACGGTAGCGGGACGCAATAGCAGCACGATAGTCCCTAGCATTGACTGGAATAAACAAGGCTTGCAAGTGTGCGAGTCAAGCACTCGTGCGGGTAAATGTGGACCCTGCAGAGCATGTTGGAATCGTGATATAACTGTGGTAGCATATCCAGCACACGGCAAAAAGATGTTAAAATTAATCAACCTTCAGGAGGTAGCGTAACATGAGCAAAAAAGAAACAAGCGAAGCGATAATCAAGTTTTTTGTTGAGTCATACACAGCACCAACAAAAGAAAAACGGGAGTACGCCAACTGGTGTGCATATGGTGCTTGTGCGGGTCTGTATCCCGAAGAGGTCCGATACTTTCAGCGGGAAGCTGTTAGCAGGTTACACCATAAACACTGGCGCAGAGTAAAACAGGAGGCGACAGCATGACAAAGGCTAAACTCTACAGAACAGTTGCACTCGATGCCCTATTGTCTTTCCTAGGCTCCTGTGCTATCTTCGGAACCATCGTCCTAATCGAGGTATTCATCATATGAAACTACAGCTATACACAATCTGGGCCAGTGTGCCAAAAGCCGACTGGTTGCCTAGCGATGGCCTCAGTTGGGTCAATAGAGGCACCTATCGTGCACCTAGCGCCTACTCTGCCATCGAACAGGCAGCAGCAGATGGCTACTATGTCAAAACAGGTGACAAGATCACACCCAGAGACGCAAAAGAAATCATCATAAAACTACAGGAGGCGACACAATGAACAAACACAGACTCACACGGGTTGAGGTCCTTGATCTCTTTATGCTACTGCTGGAGTTCCGGGAGACTGAACCGGGCCTATCCAAAGATGACGTGAGGTCCCTAGTCGCTGCGCTGGACGTCCTAAACACAGCACAACGTGAGCGAATGCTGGCAGAGGAGGACCGCATAGGTTGAAGATCAAAGTAGAAGGTAGGCAGTTTACAGAGGCACAGCACCGGGAGGCCGTAGCATTTCTACAGAAGATCTTGCTAGACCTAGGCCGCCATGCTGTGGTAACATTGGGCAATGCTAGTGTGCTGCTGGATGACCACAGACAACTGGCACAGTTGATAAACGAGAGGAGAAAGTAGCAGTGAACCTATTTTATACCCACGATGACCCACAGGTTGCAGCACAAATGCAGTGCGATAAACACGTAGTCAAGATGATACTTGAGACTGCCCAAATGCTCAGTACTGCCCACAGGCTCGCAGAGACGCCACAGGCACCCTTTGTCTACAAGATGACCCACCAGAACCACCCTAGTACAAAGTGGCTCAGATCGTCTCAGGCTGCCTACAAATGGGGTTTAGAGCATCTACAAGCGTTGTTCGCTGAGTATGACCACAGATACAACAGGATTCACAAGACACAACGTGAGAAACTGCAGTACCTCAAAGTTGTACCGTCGTCGCTGCCTGACTTACCATTCACAGCACCACCGCAGTGCATCTATGACGATTGCAAGACTGACGACACAGTACAGGCTTACCGTAATTACTACAAAGTGAGAAGGAGTGAGATCGACATGAGATGGACAAACAGGGAGATACCAGCATGGCTTTA